AGGAGTGCCGAAAAGCGCAACGGCAATCTCCCAACCAAGCAGTCCGTCAGAATGCTCTAGGAGCAGCGATTCCATGCGGGCAGAGGTGACGGGGTCAACTTTGGGTGCGCTCATGGTTATCGGTAGCGGGCGGTTTTCTTAGCAATGGCTTTGGGCTGGGAAACAAACTGCTTCCCCGCTTTCATGCCCTTTCTTTTAGCGGCGTTGGTAGCGGCAATCTCGGCCTTACTAAGACCATTGAATGCGCTGTCCGGCAGATACCGCTCTCCGGTTTTAAGGCTGGGTTTGCCAGAGGAAGTGCGCCACTTCTGACGACCCCAATCTGAAAGGCTGCGTTGTGGTGCTTTCATTAGTTTGTGTAGCCGCCGCCAGCCTTCTTGTAGTTGTTGGCGAGTAGCTGGGCTTTGCGAGCACTCCATTGACCTGGGTTGCCGCCTTTGCTTCCGGCCTTAATGGACGAAAACATTCGCTTTCGCATGGCTGGCTTGGTGTAGTTGCCAGAGGCATTTACGGTGGATTTAGCTTTCATGTTATTGTTCAGCTTTGCGCTGCGCTCTCTCTTCGTTGGTCTTGGTTTGATGACACTTCTTGCAGATGATTTGTAGCCCGCTTGCCTCGCATAACAGGCGTTCCGTGAATCCCGGCAGATCGTCAAAGTTGCGGAGGCTTCCACAGCTTACGATGTGATCCACTTGCGTCTCTTTTTGCATGAACCAGAGGCTGCAAGCACAGCACTGGAACTGCCATTTCTGACGGACGTTGGGTCCGCTGTATGGCTTCCTTGCTGCTTTCCTTGCGGCATAGACGGGAGGCCAACGTGTATAAGCGCGCCGCAAGGCGGAACGGATAAAGGCGAAGAATCTTGGGGTAGTCCAAGTGCATCCGGCGTGGGTCTTTTGGGGCTTGGGGCGTTTCAAGACTTAGGGCGGGACTTTTTTGCCTTCTTGGGCTTCTTGGCGAAAACAGTGTCGTAGTTGGCGTCCCACTTGGTGCGATTGTAGCCGTTTTGCGGCCTCATTCCTTTGCTCATTGGTGTTCGTTGTTATTCTTTAGACATCTTGTTCAGGTCTGCGTTGCGGCCTAGTTCAGCGTGCCAGGTCTTCTCTGGCATCACCCGGTATTTCTCGATGGTGCCGGGGTTGGCTCGCACAAAGCTGTCGTCCCTCCACAGGATGCGGTTGTTAGGCTGGGCAGCGATCTGACCTGACCCATCCTCCAGCAGCAATAAATGGTAGCACTTGTGCTCTGGCGGGTATTGGCTGTAGCCGTTGTCCGTGTGGTCCAAGGTGAACCAGTAGCTAGCCGGAACCATCACCCCATCACGGGTGCGATAATGGCATCCCATCTCCCGCAAATACTCGTATTGCGTAACGCAGAAGTCCCATCCGTGGCAGTCCCAAGACTGGAGTTGCGGGAGGTCGTGGACAACCTCAGAGGTAGGCTGCTCGTGCCGTAGCTTGTTGAGCGGAATCCTTGCCCACTGTGCCCCGCTCTCGCAGAGGATCGAGAAGTGCAAGGCTCGCGACGGGATAGAGGTGACGCCGAATATGACACAGCGTTCATACCCACGCGTATCCTCAGTCTGGCCGCGCAAGATTGACTGGTCAACAAACCCGTAAGCGTGTTGGGGAATGTTTTTATTCATGCGGGCTCATTTGGTTTCTCACTTGTTGCACCACCTGTGCTCCCAAGTGTAGCAGGACAGCGTGGAGGTGTTTGCATTGCGTGGCCTTGGGCTTGCCGTATGGCACCACAACCTTCTGTTCGTCGTAGTTGGCTTGACGGCGGGAGATGAAGTCCCAGCAATGGCACAAGCCATTTTCTCCGTTCTCCTCAAGGTCCACAATGTAGTTTTCCCCACCCTTGCTGCTGGGGACGCGGAATTGGAGCCTGCCAAGGGGTTGGATCATGACAGCCATCCCATCTCGCGGGACTTTTTAGGGTTATTGTGAATCCAGGTGTGCGCTTTTCGGCTCACAGCCATCCATGTATGGATGTCTAGGTAGTTGGTGCCGCTGCGTCCTTTAACGTGGTGAACGTCGCAGGAGTAGGCCGGCGTGGCCCAATTAGCCCCAAACACTTCTTTGCAGAGGGTAATGGCGTCGTCAGAGAGACTTTGGGACAGTTGACGCCATACTTCGCAAATGGGGCGTAGCTCCAGGTATTCCTTGCGACTGGTGGCGTAGATGGCCCCCTCGATGCGTCGCTTCTTGGACACGCGGGCCAGCCGGGTCTTGCGCTTAATTGGAGACCACTTCATAGAAGAAATTCTTGTTCTTTGGCTTTGTGTAAATCACCACCCCGCCATCCTCGTCTGACAGTTCGTACGGGATGCCGCCCTTTTCAAGCTGGAGGCGGGCACGCCAGAACATCTCTCCTTCGTCCTCGGTGTAGGGGTGGGTGAGAGGCTCAAACCCGGCCTGAATAAGCTGTTTTGTGGTCATGTTAATTTATTGTGTAGAGTTGTTTATGTCGCAGCTTGCGTTAGTCGCAAGAACAAAATGGGTGTTTGTGAAGATTATCCCGCTTCCCGCCAAGTGGTGGTGGGGGCGTTAAACTCGATGCCGTCAACGGATGTCGTTCTGCCGTCGCGGAGCTTGGGCTGGAGCACCTTGTAAGCGCGGATTTCACGGTCTAGGATGTTGCTGTCCTTCCAATGGAGCATGACGCAGCGGTGGGCGTCTTCCTCTAGCTGTCCGCTGTCTCGCAAGTCGCCAAGGGTGGGCTCCCGTTCTTGTGCCTCTGACGCCCGGTTAAGCTGCTGGCCTACCACCAGAGCGCAGCCAAGAGCCTTGCGAAGCGGGATCATAGCCTTGGAGACGAGGCTAACACGCTCGTATGGCGTGCGCCCGTTCGTTGCCACTAGGCCGAGGTAGTCAATGATAACGAGGTCTGGCTTGAATGAGCCCGCCAAGAGCCTGCAACGGGCTGTAATGGCGTCTAGGGACATATCCCGGTCGAACACCATCAGGCGTTTGCTGTCCTTGAGCTTGGCGCGGGCGGTGTTGAAGGCGCGGAATTGGTCCGGCATCCATTGGGCCATGCTGTCCAGCCGCACCCCAGCAATCTGCGCGGCCATCTGCTGAACAACGGCCTTGTCGGACGTTTCCAGCGTGAAGAAGGCGATGCGCTTCCCCTGCACGAGATTGGCCCCGGCAATGAAAGCCAGCATGGACGACTTGCCCCGCGATGGCCTGGCGCATATAAGGACATACTCGTGGCGACGAATCGGACGCAGGAAGTTGTCCAGCTTGGGCAAGCCCCATGTAAGCGATCCTTCGTCCCCAGTCTTGCCTTCCATTGCGGCCTGAACGTCGGCGTCAATCTCCGCGTCAATGTCTGCCATGCTCCGGTGGTGGTTCTGCTTCCCAGCGCAGATGGTGGTGACATTATCTGCAAGCTCCCTAATGTCGGCCATCTCCAGCGTTTGCTTGGCAAGCCCCTCCATGCCCCGTTTAAGGAGCTTGTAAGCCTCGCGCTTGCCGTAGGCGTCAATGAGGGAGGCCAGCATCTGCTCGTAGCCAAGGGCGCTACCCGTTCCCGTGCTTAGGAGCCTATCCATGCCCCCAAGGTTGGCGAGTGTGCCTAGGCTGTGAGCCTTCGCGTAGAGCCCGGCATCTGACACCTCTGCCCCTTCCGTTCGCATCTCCACGGCAAGCCTCCATTGCTCCCTGTTGGGGATGTCGGCAAAGTGGCCTGCCGTCAGGCCAGCTTGAAGGGCTTTGTCGATGATGGCATTGTCGATGCGGATCGCGCCAAGGAAGCCAGCTTCCAGCTTGTCAGAGGATCGCTCCACGTTAGTGTGAGACGCTGAATTGGCTCACCTCTGGATTGCCCCACTCGGCTGGATCGTCGTCATAGCTCCCGCGATTAAACCACGTTGCGGGGTGGGGGATGAATTTGCGTTCCTCCAAGGGGCATTTAGCCATAGCCGCCGCATACTGTTTTGTTGCGGACAGGAGCTTCTCCCGGCCCGCTGTCTTCATGGCGTTGCAAATAGCCCTTAGCGCATCCTTCTTCGCCACCTTGCGGGGATAGGCGGCATAGATGTCCTCTGCCGCGAGGGTGCTGCCAGCGGGTGTGGCACGCGCTTCCGGTTGTGCGCTGGCAGCCTGTCCTGCGTTATACCCAGCCTCAAATGTATCAAGGGCATACTGTCGCCCTATCCCGTTTGCTAGATACCGTGTCTTAAAAAACGCATCAAACGCCTGTTGGATTGCTGGGCTCATACAGCCCCCTTCCGTGGATCGTGTTTGTTCACCACCCGCCAGAGAACCAGGCAGGCTTTGAATGCCTCCCAAGCCTCGGCAAGCTCCGCCCCGTTGTATTCGATGACATCCACCCGTCCCGGCTCCGTTGTGGAGATGAAGATGTTCTGGGCGCGAGTGGCTGTGCCAAACACCACCCCGGCCCTGTATGCGCGAAGCCCGGCTGCAAGCTGCATGGCGTGCGTCAGGCGGGGAATCACAGGCTCGTCTGGCTTCGTCTTGGTGGTCTTATAGTCCATGAGGCCAAGGCACTCCGTGGTAGTCCACGGCATATCCAGCGTCCCGGCGTAGCCATCCTCCGTGTTCACTGCCACCACCTCATGGCCGAGAGCCGTGATGCCAAACTCCACCACCCGCGCCACCACGGGTTCAATAACATCACTCACTGACACCTTTCTGCTTGTCGAGGGGAACGTGAGCGTTGCCGTTAGATCAACGGGATCGCCCTTTCCGTAAGCCTCTAAGAGTTCGTGAATCTTGCTTCCAAGGTTGGCGGCGTCTTCAGCAGGCTTCCCGGCCTTGTCGATGAGGAAGTTGGTGTATTCCTGGAGGTCTTCCCCGCCAATGGGTGGACGTTTGAAAGCCTCTTCCGCAATCATCATCTGCTTGTAGCGGGTGAGACCGTCATTCGCCAGCATCGCGGTGATGCCGGTGATGGAGGGATAGAGGTTGAGGCGGCGGGCGTCTCTAACGTCTGTTGGCCTATCTGGGTTCTTCGCCCCCTTCTTGGTGGGCTGGGTGTGGCAGGGGTTCCCGCCTTGGGTGTAGTAGTGGGACATAAGTTGTTGTTTAATTGTTGGCAGTGCATTAGCCAGACAATTCTCAGTGGTGAAATGCTGGGCATCCCGCAAGCCGCCCATGAATAATTTTGCGGAACAAAATCCTCAGGTCATCTCTAAGCCGCGCATCGTGCCGGTCGAGGACGAGAACTTGGCCTCGTCGATGCCCATGCGGTGCAGCATCGAGACAAACAAATTGCAGAGATTGTAGTTCCGGTTGTGCTCCCGCTCAAAGCCCAGGTGCTGGCCGTGCTTGAAGCCGCCGCCGGCGAACACGATCGGCTGGTTGAAGCAGGTGTGCTGGTTGGCGTCACCGAAGTTCGAACCGTAGAGAATCATCGTGCGATCGAGCAGCGTATCCTCGCCTTCGGTCGCGGCCTTGAACTCCCCAAACATCTTTGCAAGGAGCTTCATGTGACCCACGTCGAGCGCCTTGAGTTGCGTCAGCTTGTCATCCGCTTTGCCGTGGTGTGACAAGTTGTGATAGGTTTCAGTGATTGCGACATCTGGGATGCCCTCGATCACGGGGGTCGAGACACTATCCAGCATAAGGGTGATTGCGCGGGTCGAGTCAGTTTGGAAGGCCAACCGCGCAAGATCGTACATAACCTTCACCTTTTCCATGTAGGCCGCGGGGCTCGCCGGATCGACCGGGGGCTGCGCGTCAACCTTGGGCTTCGGCTTACGCTCCCAGCCTTGGGATGCTTGGAGACGGCTTTCGAGGTCGCGGACGCTGGTGAAGTACTGGTCGAGGCGCTCCCGATCCAGACCACCAAGCCCGCGCTGGAGATTCTTTGCCTGAGCCGCAACAGCATCTAGGATGGAGCGACTTGTGTCGAGCTTGAGAATCTGGGCATCAACCTCGGCTTGGGTGCCTTGGAGGAAGAGCTGCTTGAAGACCTCGGCGGCCTTGTCTTCCGGCGGAATGGCCACGCCGCTACCAGTGCAAGACAAGCTGCGGCTACGGGTGTTGACCGATAGGGTAAGGGATGGGAAGCGGGTCAGGATGCCAATGCGCTCTGCAACGAACTGGTCGAGCGAGATGGTGTTACGGAAAGAGCCAGAACCGGGATGCGGCGCGGCGGTGACGAAACACACGTCCGCCGGATGGCCGCCATCGACATTTGGGTGAGACACACCGGAGAACACCGTGAAGTCCTTGCGATGCTCCTGGAGCAACTCGAGGTACGGGGACGGCTTGTAGTCCTTGCCATTGCCCTCGGGGAAGAAATTGCGGGGCAGCAGGCCAAGATTGTTGCACACGGCGAACATCCGAAGTGGCTTGGCTGCCGGGTCCAACGGCGACGAGGATGCTTGGGCACGGGCCATGCGAGGGAGCATGGCATCGAGGAACGGAAGCGAGAGCGCGACGCCGGTGCCCCGCAGGAAGTGACGGCGGGACAATGTTTGCCGGGTCGAGATGAATGGTCCGTATTCCTGGGGCTGCGTTTTCATTGGTATAACTTTTGGGATGGGGTCGGGCTAATGGGCGGATGCCGGTCGGAAATCCCGAAAGCTACCGCGTCATGGTTGGTTCAGCCTATCACACAGGTCTTGCGATGCCCGGCGGGTGCGGCGTGCGCTGGAATAGATACGACGCCCGTCGCTGGCCCGGTAGCACACCCAGAGCCTCGCGCAGCCACCCAAGAGGGGAACGTAACGATAGCGTGGATTGAGGCGGCAAAGCCATTGAATCAGTCGCTTAATCATGGGTTTTCTTTTGTTCAGTTGTTTTAGGTTTCGCAGCTACCCACAGAGCGGATCGCACTTCGCGCTCGTCATCCCTCACCAACCAAACTTCCCATCGCGCTTCATCCTCCAGCACACGCATTACATCGTTGGCGTCGGTGATGTAGTCGAATGGCTTTTTCACGGTCTGTCCTCCGGTGAATAACCCCAGCGGTTGTCCTCTTTCCTGCGAAAGTAGTTGGCGTTGTCTGCCGTGTCCGCGCTCGTTTTGAGCCGTTCCATTAACGGTTTCTTGTCGTCAAGGAGCGGGGCTGTCGTGTCCTGTGGTTGAATGTCGTTCATGTTAATAGGGAATCTCTTGAATCTCCGCCGAGTTTAAGAACGCGGGGGGATTGGCACCCATGCCGCTCTTGTTAGCCTCAATAAACAGGGACGTTGCCACGTTCCGCAGGCTCTCGGGGTCTGTGAGCTTGCTCCCGTTTAGAGCCGTGCCCGCATAGAACAGACAGTGTTTATAAAGCGTAGCCATCTTAGCCATGCGCTCGTCGAACGAGCCTCCAGACACAGCCGGGGGCGCGGAATGGCTAGGAATGGCAGGAATGGCCGTTTGCGAGGCTGCTGCGGGCGTGCCCCCGGCCATATGCGCCGGGTTGGGAGTGTCTCCTCCAACGAACCCACCAGACTTTTTACTCACACCAATAGAAAGCTTGCCGTTGTACTCCTTGAGCTTCGTTCCAGCAGGAAGCCCAGTGCGCTTATCTTTCCCGGTGGCCGCAACGCTCACCACTTGCCCCTTGAGGTATTTCAAATCGTCAAAATCCATGCAGGAAACAACAATTTCCTCGTCGCCGTCCGCTAAAACGAATCCTTGGGAGAAAAATTCTCCGTATTGGCCCTTTTTCAGTTCACGTTCCCACACGATTTTGACCGTGCCGGATACTGCTGGAATGGTGCTCCCGATAGGGAACTTCTTGATGTCTTTGATGGTGTTCATAATTATTCTCCGCTGTTTAGGTTGATGTATCCAATGTCGTCTAATTCGCGGGGAAGCAGCCCCGCCTTGATCCGCGTAACGATGGTGACGAAAGCCCCGGCATTAAACAAGACTGCGCCGATATGATCCTCGGAGAAGTCAAAATTAACTTGCGAAGCGTGGCGACGCATAGACGACAAGATGCGGCTCAGGGGCATTCCCTTTTCCCAATTGTTGGGCGCATATCCGTTCGCGACACCGTATTCCAGCCGTTGAGCGTAGGCCAGCATTGCCTCGTAGGGGATGAGGTCAAAACGACCCCGCCCGGCCTGCTGATTACGAACGGCCCCCGTGTTGAATTGTTCGCGGTCCTGCGCCAAAGGAAAACGGTATTCAAACTCGTCATCCTGATTTACCACGATACCATATTCCACCATGTCCGTGTCAACGAGAGTCCAATCGTCTCGAAAGTCTATGTTGCGCCAATAAACGCCGGGGAAAATGGGCTCCCCGTTGCCGAGTAAACGACTATTGTCGTCCGTTAAGTCAATTCTGATGGTTGGGTTGTTTTGCATATATTTCGTACAGTGTTAATATGAATGCCAAATTCGCTGGCGATTGCTTTTTGTGTCCGTTTCTCCTGTTGGGACAAGAATAAAATGCGTTCCTTTTGTTCTTTGTTGAGCGGCGTGCGATGACCGCGCCGAGGCGTGTCGTCAGGAGCCGGTGCTTGAATGCTGAAGTCTGGATGACTGGCGCAGAAGCGGATTGCGGCGTCGATGGATTTGCCAATAGAGAGCCGATAGGTGGCTCGCCAATGGCACAGGATGGCGTCCACTTCTTGGCTGACAAGGGGACCATTCCCGTGGAGTCTGATTAGGTTGCTCATGTTAGGTTGCCCCATTGCGTTGCCATTGCTGTAGCGATCCCGCTAAACGTGCGGCTTCTCTCGCGTTCTCGATCTGGACCGGGGGGCATCAGCCAAATGCGTTGCTCCCGTCCCTCGACAATGTTTGACGGCAAAAGCATAGGCAGATTCTTCAGCCAAAGCCAAGTGGCTTTTTGTTCCCCGTGGCCGTGCTGCCAAGGGTGGATCACTTGGGTCTTTCGCGTTACAAGCGTGCTTGCCATGCTCATTGGGTTTTCCAAGCAAATGCGCGGGATGGGTGCTTCCCATAGCGTGCGGAAGAACGCTGCTGCTTCATCGCGCAGCCTGCGCTTTTTGCTTCCGTCATGCCAGCGTCCAGCCGTGCCCTTCACCTTTACCAAATGATCCGTTGCCCACCGCGCCCCGGAAAGGGATAGATGCGTGCAAGGCGGGTGGCCAACCATCATGTCCCAACCGGCAGACAGGTGCGGCAATACATCCCCTTGAATGTGCCATGTGGGATCGCCTTCCGTTGGGCGCAGATCACACGACCACGCATCGTGTCCGGTGGCCCTGAAGGCATCGCGCACGGTCGCGCTGTACTCGCACGCGATTAGGACGCGCACTTTGTCCCCCCGTTGAATGCGTCCTCGAACGCCCAGGCAGTCGCAAGCCGCGCTTCCACGAGCTTGGCCTCGCGCTTCGCGGCCTTGGCCCCTTGGCCCCGGCGTGGCCCGGCCATGTTATCGGCCATTATGTAGGCGAAGGCCCGCGCCTTGGTAATGTTGAAAAGACGGTAGCTTTCGACTAGCTCCGGCAGGGATAGTTTGGTGCTCATTTGGGCGGGAGGTTTAAGGTTTGCTTACGGGCGTTACGGGCGGCCCGATTGATCCGTAAAGCGCGCTGTTTCACTTTCTTTGAGACCAGCTTAAATTTACTAAATCTCCAAGAGGTGCCTTTTTTGCACCCGCGACTCTCTTTGCTCTTTATTCCGCTGCGGGAAAACAATTTATTAACCGCGCTCGGCGTGTGGCCGATAATCTTTGCGATTGAGGCGTTGTTCTCCTTGCCGTCCATGCCCAAAAGCAAAGCTTCGTCGCGCTGGCAGGCCGTCATCCTGCCAAACTTGTTCGATTTGAACGCGCCCGGCTTGTCTGCGCTGCCGAGGCTGTAAAGCCTCTCGCAGCCCCTGCGGACCATCTCTAGCACCCCGGCGAGGTGCGTATTATCATTATATTGGAAACTCATTAGAACTTCCCCCATTTGATGATGTAGCCATGCCACCAACGAACTTGGCGGGCGGACGTCACCAGAAACTCGCGGAAGGTGGTGTTCCTGTGTTTTCTGTGGGCACCGACGCAAAAAGCGTGGTGGGAGAGCCCGAGAATAAGCTCCGAGAGCATCCTCTAGGGGATTGTGTTTGGTTGTTTGTTGCACGTTTCCACCTTGATTCGCGTGTACATCCCCTACAAGCAAATTCTCATTGTTCCTTGGTCTTTCTTCCGCGATTTAGGGTTGACTTCCGTTATAACACTTCAACTCACCCATGAGAATCAAAGTAAACCGCGCCTTCGTAACCTTCCCTTCCTGCCACCCCTCTGAGCATAGCAAGCCCCCGCAAGAGGGGCCTGCTACTTCGTAAGGTTCCCTTTCCCGGTGCCGGATGACGCTCGGCACTACGCCTTGCCAATCTCTCCCCACCTCGGCGTGTATTAACCCTAATTCGCCTTGGCTGTTTCTCGTAGCCTGTGGGGTGCAGTAGCATCGACCGGGGAAAAGAGACTGGCTGAACCCCCGGCTTCGTTTGCTGTTTCAAGGGCCTTGCGACCCCTGCTAGGCTTTGGATCGGCCTAGAAACACCTTCCCGCATCTATCAGCCGCCCGACTGTTTGGGGCTGTGCGGTACACGTTTCCTTCTTATGCGTCAGACTCGGGAAAAGAAAAAGCCCGTAGCGAGGTACAAGACTCGGCTACGGGCTAACAAAACCGGGATTTTTACATCCCCCGCTTTGCTAAATAGTGCTTAGGCTTGTACTCCGCTCAACCTGACAAGCCAAACTCTATCATGGGTGCTTTTCGTCTTGTCAAGTTTCGCGCAAGAAACCCGGCCCACTTAGGGACCGGGCTCTTGATGCAATCCACACAAAACAACCAAGAAGGAGGATCGTGCCCATTGAGCGTTTGTCAAGTTCCTGGCGCCAGGAATCGCCCCATTGGCCCGTTTGCCCCATTAGGCCCGTACGCCCCCATTAAGCCGATCCCGTGGGTTGCCTTCCGTTCCCTTCCGTTCCCTTCCGTTCCGTTCCGTTCCGTTCGCTTCCATTCGCATTGGTTCGCTTCCGTTCGCCTAGGGATAGCGGCCCGACGTTATCAGCAGGCGAACGTCAAGCAGGCTATCGATCTGCGCCAAACGATCCTCCCTTTCGTCGGGATAATTGAGCGCAAACCAGTGCGCAACGTCAATGGCGGAGTCAATTCCCGCCAGATCCAGCGCCCTTTGCGTCGAAACTGTGGGATAGTAGGCCATTGAAAGGATCGGCCCGCATTTTATCACGGAATGGCGGGCAAGCCGGGCATGAAAAAGCCCTTAGCATCGCGCCAAGGGCTGATTCCTTACGTTTCAAGGCGATTTAAAGGGCAAGGGCGAAGGCAAGGGCGAACGTTGCGCCCACGAGGAAGCAAAGCAGGAAGGTTTTCATAGTGGGAAGATTAACAAAACGTTTTGAAGCCGTCGCGTGCGCCTTGCGCGTTTGCTCCGGCTTCTATTAGGGCAAGCAAAAGGATCGCCGCATTTGTTGCGTTTCCTTTGCTAAGTTGGGACAATAGCGATCCATAGCGGCCATAATGGCCCCTTGTGATAGGGATCGAGCTCTCGATCTTGGCAACCGTGGGCCGCAGATCGTTTGCTAGATCGGAGATAAGCGCAGATTGCGCTGCTGTCATTTGTGTGGGCATTTGTTTTCCTGGTTGGTTGGTTTAGACGTAAATTGAAATTGGCCCGTTTGCGTCGCACACCAACGCATGGCGCGTTCCGTTTGAATAAACAGCAACGTCGGAATCGGAATAGGCGCGATGTACTAGAGTCATGCCCGTCTCCCGTTCCATATCATTTATATCAGCGTCCGCGGCCCCAATGGGATCGAAACTATATCGTGCGTCACCTGACAGTGCCAAATTTGCAATTGTGTCGCGTGAATTAATGGCTTCGTAAGCTTTCATATGAACTGTGTTTGTTTGAGGGTTTAGACTGAAAGAGCAACGGCAATGGCCTTGGCTGTCTTTGTTCCATGCGGATTAATCCAGATCGAGGGTTGCGCTGATTTGGCTAGTCCGGCGCAAAGCTTGCAATTCGCGCAAGCTAGGCCATGCGTTTCGCTAAGGCATTCCCTAGCGTTTGCAGGCTTTACCGGCGAAGCGTGAAAGTAGCGGAAACCAAGGTTTTCCGCCTGTTCGCGACTGTTTTCCGTTTCGGTGCTAGCCATGAAGAATTCCGCATATTGGGAAGCCAAGGGGTTTTCCCGCCAGTCGTGAAAATAGCCTGTCCATCCTGCGCTTACTTTGGCAATGGCGCGAACCATTGCGATGGGCATTAGCGAAGGATTGCCATAGGCGCCGAAACGAATTTTGCGTCCACCAAAGGCATTTCGGTAACCGCTAGGGTTGAGGGTTGGATAGCTTCCGCGTTTGTAAGCTTTATAAACAGAAAGTGGCGCGTGGTGAACTGCAACGTAACATCCGTTTCCAGACGCAAATGGGCAACCGGAGCAAATTGTCTCCGCGTCGATCCCTTCCTTCACAGCGTGAACCGGATTGACGTCCCGCAATAAGAACCAAATTTGAACCATATCTCCCGTCTTAGGGTTGCGCGAATGCATGGTGGCGATAACGACGAAAGGCGCTCCGGAAGGCGTGATACCTTCGTGCAGCAAATAGCCGGCTGGATTGGTGGATTGCATGGGTTGGGTTGGGTTGGGGTTAGCGAAATGACAGGCCTGTGACGCGGAAAAAGTGACCCTCGCGCGATTCGACGTACAGCGTGCCAAAAGGGAGAATTCGAACGATTACGCAAGTGATGCCGTGAACGATAATCGTTTGGCCTAGCGTGGGAGGGTTGGTGTTCATGTTGGGTTGGGTTGGGTTTGGGTTGGGTTGGGATTAACGGGAAGCCTTAGCGATGGCAGAGCGTGCAGCCGCAATGCTCTGCCAGTTAATAGTGCGAATGCTTCCGCCCGGCGCATCAACTCGCGCAAGGATTGCCTCCAATGCGGCCAACAATTCAGGAGCGGCAGCGTTCAGCTGTGCGTTATTTTCTTTCTTTGGGGTTTCCATGCCCCCACAATGCACGCGTCATGCTCATGCTCAAGATTATTCGCACGCGATTTCAAACATTTCCGCAAGTGCAAGCAAGCCCAAGGCTTTGCACGCGATCAAAGTTGAGGCATTACTACGCAAGCGATCGGAAACGCCGCCCCTTCATCATCTCTAGACTATAGAGAACAAAGGAGGAAAGAACGGAAGAGGGAGCGCATCGCCTCACGGCCCAAGGCGGGAATATGCCGGATCGTTGGGATCAATCGGATCAATCGGATCGGCGAACCCATCCTCCCTCCCTCTCCCGTCACGCGATCGCACGCGATGGCTACCCTCGATCCGCACGCTACCCTAGGCCCAGGCAGTGCGCCATTTTGTCACAGTGTTCGTTTGGACACTAATGATCGCCCGTACACTATGCCAGATTGTCACAGTAGTCTGTGCCAAATTGTCTCGCGCCATTCTGTCGCACTGTGCCATGTCACACTGTGCCAAAATGTCACACCTGGGGGGAGGGGGTCGCAGCTCGGCAGCGGGATAAGAATTAGGATTGGTCAGGACGACCGTTAAAAAAATAGCTAAGGGGGGCTGCCTTTTTAAAAAATATGGCCTTACGCGGGCATAGGCTTGACAATGTGAGGGATGGGGGTGTAGATGGCTGTATGGCAAATAAAGCTCTTAAAACGCAAGGAACCCCCGTAGGAACGCAAAAGCAGATGGCGGGGGACATTGAATACCTGTTCAAGCTCTATTTGGAGGTGAGCGAACGTGTGGATGTGTTGGAGGATGAAGCGAAGGCTTTGGATGAATGTTACGTTAACGAGGATTTGGATGATTTAGTAACCGAGGCTATGGCTGCTAGGCCGTGGTATGCGAAGGTAAGGGCGTGGCTGCGGGATGGGGACAATGGGCTGGCTGTAGCTTCCATTGGCGTTGCAACAGCTTTTGTAGTGGCTATTATTGCTTTGGTGGCATGAGTGGGAAGGTGAAGGTGCTTCCGGCGTTGGCTACGGCTGTGGCTACGTCTACGGTGGGGGTGAATGCCATAGAGAAGCGGGAGCCTGTAAAGGCTACGTTGGCTTTGGAGATGCTGGCAGGCGGGGAGACGTATGAGGCGGTGGCTAGGGCTACGGGGCTTAGTTTTACGTCTATTGCCGCGCTAAGGGCTAGGAATGACAAACCGCTGGAGGAACGTCGAAAGCAGCTTGCCGTGGATGGGTTTGAGATGGCGGAGGGGCTTAGGTTGTTGGCAAAGCAGAAGATGCAGAGTTTGGCTGACAACCCAGACGAGCTTGCCAAGGTGAATCTACGGGACTTGGTGCTGCCTTATGCCATAGCCCAGGACAAGGCGTTTGCGGCCCTAGGGGAGAACAAGGTGATTGTGGAGCACAGGAGAGGGGCGTCGTTGGAGGATGCTATGCGGGAGATTGAGGCTGTGCGGGCTAAAATACGGCAAAGTGCTATTGAGGTGGATGTTACGCCAAAGGAATGAATGAACGCGCACAGGGACACGCCGGATTGGTATAAGAAGAATGAAAGAAAAATGAGGGCGTATTTCTTACAGGATGGTCCGCTAGACGACGAGGATGAGGAGGAAGGGGAAGAGCTTCCCCAGAACGCATGAACACTGCCGTACACTTTAGCAGCGCAACCGACCTATGGGCCACCCCGCAGGATTTCTTTGATAAGCTAAACGAGGAGTTTGGTTTTGAGACAGACGTTTGCGCTTCGGTTGAGAACGCTAAGTGCAAGAGGTTTTTTACCAAGGAAGACGACGGGTTGGCCCAAGTATGGACGGGTGTCTGTTGGATGAACCCACCTTATGGCCGCGAGATTAACCAATGGATGGAAAAGGCTTACAAATCTTCATTGGATGGCGCAACAGTTGTTTGCCTAGTGCCAGCAAGGACTGACACCGCGTGGTGGCACGATTACGCCGCCAAGGGCAAGGTGCGGTTTATTCGAGGCCGTCTCAAGTTTGGTGGACACGCCAACTCAGCACCGTTTCCGTCTGCGGTAGTAGTGTTTAAAACAATAACATAATCCAACCGGAAATGGCATTTGTTTGGCGTAAACACCCTATTTTGTTACCCCCTACGGAAGCTGAGACAGCCATGATGGAGCCGGAACAGCTTGTCTCCCTGCACACCCTTTACCATTCGGCAATCGCGAATAGCGAACAAGACCCCTACCGCTACGGGTTCATCCTAGACAACTGGCGTAAGTGCGAGGCGTTGCTTCTGCAACATGATGCTGTAATGGCACTTGGCGGAAACAGGGCAAGCAAAACGCAGCTAGGTGCTTGGCTGACAATCAAATGCGCGATGCAGAACGAGGGCAGCTTGATTGTGTGCTTTGCTCAAAACGCTGAGTTGTCTGTGCTTGTGCAGCAGAGTGCCATATTCCACCAGCTTCCAACGGAGTATAAGCACAAAACACTAGGGCAGGACGAATACATCTCCTACACCAAGCAGAACGGCTTTGCCGGAAATAGCCTCATCTTTCCCAACGGTAGCCGCATCCTGTTTAAGACCTACTCCCAATATACGCAGAATCAGACCGTCCTAGAGGGGCTAGAGCTTGGTGCTTTCTCCCCTACCGCGGTTAATCTAGGGGCTTGGTGCGACGAATACCTTGGTGGCCCTGAGTTGGTGGACACCCTGGCTTTCCGCCTGGCTACCCGTAACAGCAAGATGCTGCTGACGTTCACTCCGATTGACGGCTACTCTGAGACGGTAAGGCAGTTCCTTGATGGCGCAAAAACCATTGAAACCAAGAACGCGGAGCTTCTGCACAATAGGGCACTTCCTTACGTCCAGGAGTGCTCTAACAGGGATGCAGCCATCATCTACCTCCACACAAAGGATAACCCTTTCAGCGGCTACGAACGGGTGGCTAAGGAGGCTGTGGCTAAGAGAGAGGAGTCGTGGATTCTGTGGCGGGTGTATGGCGTTCCCACTAAGAGCATATCCAGCAAGTTCCCCTGCTTTAGCCGCGAAACCAACGTAGTGAAGCACGAGGACATCCCTTGGGTAAAAGACCCAGAAAACAACCCTTGCACGCTCTATCAGGTTCTAGACCCTGCTGGACGTAAGAAATGGTTTATGGCGTGGATTGCCGTAGATGCCACAGATACCTGGTGGGTCTATCGGGAATGGCCGGATGCCGGTCATGGGGATTGGGCTGAGTGGCGCAATGGCAAGTGGGGTGCCGGTGAGGGGGCAAAGCGGGACGGGCAGATTGAGGGCGTCCAGCAATACGTCTCCCTCATTACCACCCTAGAAGGTGAGTATCGGGAGGACATCATGGAGCGGCTTATTGACCCGCGTTTGGGTGCCGCAAAGTATCAGGGAGCTACGGGAGCTTCCAGCATCATTGACGACCTTGCAGATGCCGGGCTTTCCTTTGTCCCGGCCCCCGGTTTGGACATTGAGGACGGCTTGCAGGCGTTACAGAACAAGATGGCTTACAATCGCAAGCTGCCGCTAGACGGAAGCAATAGGCCGCGGTTCTACATCTCCGACCGCTGCGAGAACATCATTCGATCCATCCAGGAATACACGGGAGACGGCGGCAAGGACGAGGCATGGAAAGACCCGCTGGATTGCGTGCGCTATGCTGCTATTGCCGACATTCGTTACGTTGACCCAAATTGGCTTGGTGCAATGAAACAATCGGGAGGAAGCTATTAATGAACACATTAACCCCGTAAAACAATGAATAAGAGCGAAATGAAATGTAATGTTCCGCGCCGTGATTTGAAGGGCGGAAAGAAGTCAGTTGTTAAAGCCTGCGCCAATGGCGTAGAAAAAATTGTTCGTTTTGGCGATGCCAACATGAGCATCAAGAAAAGCAGCCCCGCCCGCAAGAAGAGCTACTGCGCCCGGTCTGCTGGCATCAAGGGTGGCGAGGGAAAGCTGTCTGCAAACTACTGGTCTAGACGCGCTTGGGATTGTTAAGAGAAACAAAATGAAGATTAAATGCACGGCTTTGGCCGAGGAAATGAGTATGGAGATTGACCAGCTAATGGCACGGGCGGCGCGTGTTTTGCAGCCAATCCACAGCAAAGGGAAGGGCAAGAACACATGGTTTACGGAAGATGGGGCAGACTTAATTCGTCAAAGCGAGGAAGCCCCGCTCACCGTAGCCCATCGTTACGAAGCCCTTGGGATTAAGACGGCACCTAATCCCCGCTGGCTGTATTGCACAATCGACACGTTCAAGGGTAAAATTACCGTTGCTATCCCGCGCAAGATGCAGGGTAGGCTTGTAGGCAAATACTTTACAGCAGAAGCTATTCAGGACATCAAAGGAACGACGTTTAGACATGAAGCCCTTTCGCGCTGACATTACCACCAATCCCAAATGGATTGCTGAACAAACTGACCGGCTTGCTGGTTGGGAGCTTCTTCAACGCCATTGCGGGCGCGGAGGCCATGAGTTGTCTGAACGTGTTCTGACAGACAAGCTAGCCATGCCAGTATCGTTTTGGCATGGTATGATTCGCCAAATAAAGCGACGCTATCCTAATGCAAAAAACTGACGATCAAAAAGCCCTGACGTTTTATAGCGAAAAGGGACCGGATCATGTTGCTTTGAAGAAGGCTTATGACAACACCCTTACAGAGCTTTCCGAGTATTTTAACCAGTGCAGGCGGTCCTACGATGAACGGCGCAATTATTGGCCGGGCAAAACAGTAGACCTTCGTAAGCATGGATCAGACTCTTTTCCTTGGGAAGGAGCGTCGGACACCGAGGTTCATGTTATCAATGAACGAATTAACAGCTACGTTGCTTTGTGTCTCACTTCCCTTGCTCGGGCTAACATTCGTGCTTATCCAGTAGCTGTGGGCGATATGGCACAGGCCAAGGTAACATCTAGCTTCTTAAAGTGGATGATTGCTTCCTACATCCCCCGCTTTAAGCAGGAGATGGAGCTTGCATCTAACTACCTATTTGAACGCGGGTTGATGATTACCTACGTTGGCTGGGACCGCGAGAAGAACAAGTATCTTCAAAAGTTTTCTCTTGAGGACATTGCCACTAGCAACCCTCGCCTTGCCTCCGTCATCCTAGACGGCAGCGACGATGTAGGGGTAATTGCCATGCTCAAGTCAGTGTTCCCAGACCTCAAAGACAAGCGGGCAAAGAAGGCAATTAATGAACTTCGCGCCAAAGGCACCTGTGAACTTACGGTGACACGCCGCGACATTGACCGTCCGTGCATTAAGACCTGTGCTCCAGATGGCGATGTAATCTTCCCGCCGTATTGCATGGATCCACAGAAGGCTCCTTACGTTTTCTACAAGATTAGGATGACGGTACAGGAGATTCTAAACAAGGTAGAGGTGTCTGGTTGGAACCGTGAATGGGCCGAATACTGCATTGAGCACTACAGGGGACAGAGCACAGACATATTTAACGGCAATGCAGCAGAGCAGGCTACCCGATCCAGTGTTGCCGAATGGCAAAACGACGATTTGGTTGATGTTCTGTATGTATATCAACGTCTTGTAGATGAAGAAGATGGAAGCCAGGGTATCTACCAAACAGTGATGTCCCCGTTGTTTACGGGCAGAGGAGATGTCCCCGGCCACGCAAAGTTTGAGCTTATGAACGGTTATGAGGACTACCCGTTTGTTGTTACGCGGCTTTCTGAGGATAATAAACGGCTTTACGACCTCCAAACCATTCCCGAACTACTCCGTGGTATTCAGTACG